CCCGGAAAGAATGATGTAGTAACGCTTTCGGATGAAGGAAAAAAAATGGCGGCTCTGGGTTCGGCAAACTCCTCATTGTTGATTGACACTGAAATTAATTTTATGGACGGTGCGGGAAAAGACGGGGTCATCACTCTGGATGAAATCCGGGCCTTTAGTGAAAAAAAATTTAATGCCGCCAAAGATATACTGGCAGAGACTCTTAGCCAGTTAGGTATCCCATCCGGCTCCAGCATTACTATAGGCACGGACGAAGAAGGTGTGTTCAGGGTCGATTCCGATCTCTCTGCTCAAGACAATGATAGATTGGAGACCGCTTTGAATGAGCACTCCGATTTCCAGCAAGCTTTTATGAAATCAAGTTCCAGCTTCTCCCTGCTTGATGCAGGCGAGAAACATACAGAGTTTTCCCAGGCCTATGCCCAGGATCCCATGGCAGCGGTCGCCCGGTATGGTATCGGAAATCCCTCATCAGGGGAGTATGTGATTCAATATGCACAAGGCCAGACTATCCAGGTATTGAAAACAATTTAGTCTCCCGTATTGGATAACTCACTGAAGTAATAGTTACATGGACATCCTGTCTTCCATAGTCCAATGAATCTCTGGATTATCACGAACGGGATCGGGCTAAAAACCGGCCCTTTCCAGTGAGCAAGACCCTACCTTCACAAATTTTCGAAGAGCGACAAAGCCAGATTAACCCTTGGCTGTTTGACTTCAGCAGGCTTCGAACTCCCTATGGTTACGTAAGTCAAAACCGCTGATGGGCTGGGGACCAAAGACGAAATAAACATCACAAATATATTATGATTCTGGTGTGTTGTGACTACCTGTCAGAATCCGTAAAATCCAATTTCTGAAGTGCGAGACAGCTTTATTTTTATAATCTGAACTTCATGGCAAAATTGCCGACCACAAAATATGGGATTGGTGATTGTTGCCTTGAAACATAAGGTAAGAAACCACACGATTCGGTAGGGGACATTTATAATGGATAGCCACAGTGTAGATTAAGCCGATGAAATCTTTGCTAACATCCCGAAAAAACAGAGCATTGATTCATAAAAATAATCCGCCAGCCATCCAACAGCAAATCGAATGCGGTTCCCGCCATAACTTCTGTGCATGCCAGTCATCCCGTTGCTCGGGCAGCCGTCCCGGCGTAGACAATCCCACATGCATTTTTACGGACCTGGGCTAAAGAAATGTATCCGATTGTCGATAAATATAACGCCAATTGATGGCGTTGCCCACGGCACCCAAAAGATGGAAAAAATCTGGGTTGCAGCACCAAGCGGATAAAAAGCATGATCTAAATTAATCAACTATCAATTTTATACACAGCGTTTAATATAAATTCGGATCATTATCGACAGAAGACCGAATACCAATGGTTCATATAAATATTATGCGTAATTATTCATGTCGCTGTGTATAATTTAGGAGGATGTATAAATGAAATCCATTCGCGGAAAGCTAATTCTTTTTTCCAGTTTATTGATCCTCATTACCGTGCTGCCCATCATTCTCACGGTGAATATCCTGATAAACAGATCGATTCAGGATGGGCATATCCGGAATGTCACCCAACAGGTGAGCATCATCGAGCAGATGCTATTTATATTTTATGATGATTTAGATCGAAATATCGATATGTTCGCTTCCCACCAAAAGGTCAGAAAGGCGGACAGCACCATCACCGATTATTTAGCGGGCTCTGGGGAAATGATGACGCCATCCAGAAATGGAGGCATTGAGCAAGAGATTTTCGAAGAGTTCGATAATTATGCCAAAACACACCCAGGCACCCTGTATGTCTATATGGGGACCGAGGATGGTGGTTACATCCAGTGGCCGGAAACAAAGAACTCCAAAAATTACGACCCAAGAAAACGGCCCTGGTATCAACGGGCCATGTCCAATAAAAATCAAGTTATCCGGACGGATCCATATGTGGATTCGGTGAATGGCTCTGTCATTGTCAGCAATGCCCGGACATTCACAGACGTTAGCGGAAAGATATCCGGCGTCATGGCGATTGATGTCTCTTCAGGCAAGCTGACCGAAATAATGAATGGCATTAAAATCGGGAAAACCGGCTATGCCATGATGATGCACAAATCCGGTTTGATTCTGGCCGATCCCAAAAACGCTGACAACAACTTAAAATATGTGAAGGATGTTCAAATCGAAAACCTGGGGATTGCCCTTGAAAAGCCAACCGTCAATTTCGAGACTACTATCGGCACGCAAACCTATCAGGTCGATTCATTCAAGATTCCGAATACGGACTGGATCATTGCCGTTTTTATGGATCAGAGCGAGTTGTCCGAGGTCTCCAGATCGATTCGGTTTACGGTTTTTGGTTTGACGGCACTGGTTTTATTGGTGATTTCGGTTCTGGCGTTTTTCGTTTCCGGTAGATTCACCAAACCAATCAATGCCATGGTTGATGGACTTAAGGACATCGCCCAGGGTGAAGGCGATCTAACCAAACGACTGGAGGTAGTCACCAAGGATGAACTGGGCGAACTGGCCACCTGGTTCAACACCTTTATTAACAAGCTGCAGCATCTCATCAAGGAAATCGCCAACGGTGTGGAGACTCTATCGTCTTCTTCTACTGAGCTGTCAGCAATTTCCGAACAGATGGCCCAAGGCATTCATAACGCCACCGAAAAAGCGAATACCGTCTCGGCCTCCTCCGAAGAGATGAATGCCAACATGAACAACGTGGCTGCGGCCATGGAAGAGTCAGCCACCAACACCAACATGGTGGCCACGGCCGCCGAACAGATGTCGGCCACCATAGGCGAGATTGCCCAAAACGCAGAAAAAGCCCGCGGCATTTCCGACGACGCAGCCCACAAGGCCGGCAACGCTTCCACCAACATGGATCAACTGGGGGCTGCGGCCAAGGCAATCGGCAAGGTCATCGAAACCATCACCGACATCAGCGAGCAGGTCAATCTTCTGGCCCTCAACGCCACCATCGAGGCCGCCAGGGCCGGCGAAGCCGGTAAGGGCTTTGCAGTGGTGGCCAACGAAATCAAGGAACTGGCCAAACAGACCGCCGCGGCTACCGGTGACATCAAGGCCAAGATCGAAGACATCCAGGGCACCACCTCGACCACCATCGACCAGATCACCGAGATCGCCAGGGTCATCACCGATGTCAACGATGTGGTAGCCACCATCGCCACCGCTGTGGAAGAACAATCCGCCGCCACCAAGGACATTGCTACCAACGTGGCCCAGGCCTCCCAGGGCATCCAGGAAGTCAATGAAAACGTCAACCAGAGTTCTTCGGTATCGGCCGAAATCTCCAAGGACATCTCCGATGTCAGCGTTTCCATGAACGAGATGTCCACCAGCAGCAGTCAGGTCAATCTCTCCGCCCAGGAATTGTCCAAGCTGTCCGAAAGCCTCAAGAGCATGGTAGATCAGTTTAAAATTTAATTCACATTACTGGCAATGGGAGCATTCGATACGTTCTCCCATTGCCACACATTTTTAAAGAGCAAAATTTAAGGAAACATACCTGCTATCACTATGATAAATTGAACCGTCAGTAAAAGACGGTCATATACAACATCTTATGCTCGGCCTTTTTTTACTGATTATTCCAGGTTAGTTGACTCTATTCCAAACGCCATCAGTTCTAATGACGTTACAGATACCAAATTGCAGCGTCGACTCAATTGCAGATATATATCGAGCATGTTCGGTACTCCCTATGGTTAATGTAGTTTGTTGATGGAAATTTGCTTCGTTTCTTTAAGCCAGAATTCTGGAATACCCATCCTTGCCTTTGACAATGGTGATGGTGTTGTCGAACATGGCTTTCAGTTCGCTGTTGTGGGTAACGACCAGTACAGTGCCGATCTCCTTGGAAATCTCCTGGAGCATCTCAACAACGTTGGCGACGCCTTCATTATCCAGGTTCTCGAAGGGTTCATCGTAGGAACAATACGAGAGGGTGTTCCGTCCGAATGAGCGGACCAGGTCTTGAATGGATTGGGCGATGCAGACGTCGGCACGTTTCCGTTCGCCACCGCTGATTCCTTTATACAGTTTGGCACCGGTCTTATGGGATATGCCAATCGAGAACTTGTCTTTCAGGTCTCCACTTTTGAGTTTGGTGACTGTGTTGAAATCGATCTCGATCTCACCACCGGTTACCGTGGTCGAATGATGATTGGCCTGTTCGTTGAGGAAGGGGGTCACGGTGTCCAGCAGGAAAGAGGGCACGCCCGAATAACCAAAGCCAGCCTCCCAGAACTCGATGTAGCGGATCTCTTCTTCCTTTTCGGCAATGACGGAGGCTATGGCATCGATTTTCACATTGGCTTCATTGACGGTTGTTTGCTCTTTTTCGATGTAGTCTTTCCAAGGTGATTTTTCCTCCGCCTTTTTGGCTTTCAGTTCTTGAAGTTCGACGATTTTGGCGGCCAGCATGGCGGATTCCTTGGTGGAAGCCTCGATGCGGGAGAGGGTTAACTTCAGGTCGGCGATGGTCCGTTCGGCCTTCTGACAGGCAGCGATGTTGGTGTCTATCTCCGTTTCCTGGGTTTGATAGGTCTTCAGTTGCGGCTCGGCTCTGGTGACCAGGGTTTGATACTTGGCCAGCTCGGCGGATGTGGTTTCGATCTGTGTCTTGATCCCGGCGATCACGTCGGCCAGGTCAGCTTCGGTGATGAGTTTTCCACATTCGGTGCAATTGGTTCCGACTCGGCTGCTGACTTGTTTCAGCTCCCGGTTTTTGATGTTCAGGGTGCGTTCGGCGTCCGCAGCTTTGTGTTTGATGAGGTTAAACGAGTCGCGGAAGCGGTTGGATGTCTCTGCCAGTGAAGTCTTGATGTCGAGGTGCTCAGGCAGTTTGGCGACGGTCTTTTGATAGGTGGCAATCGTATCCCCGATGATTTTGATCTGTTTGGCATGGCCGTCGAGGGAAGCGATGCGGTCCTGAACGGTTTTGATCTGATTATCGAATTCGGCAAGGGCGGCCTTTTGAGTGTCGCCGAAGGTGTCATGCCGGGATTTGTAATCGGCCTTGCGGGTTTCGGCCTCCATGACTTCCTCCAGCAGTCGTTCTTTACGACCTTGGATGGTGGCCAACTCCTCCCGCAGAACCTTCTGGTCATGGCGAGCCTTTTCCAGTCCACTGGTAAACCGGGTGAAGTCCAGGGCATCGATGAACACTTCCTTGATCTGCTTGTCGGTGTAGGTGGAAAAGGGTTTGACGTTGTTCTGGCTGAAATAGGCGGAATTGCAGAACAGAGTGTATCCACAGCCCATGAACTGCTCGATGCGCTTTTGGGTTTCGGCCTTGTCAACGCCGGCGAGGTTTTCCTCGCCGTCAGCTCCAACCCGGACGAATTTCAAATCATCGCCGTGCTCGCTGTGTTTGCGGTATCGTTCGATGCGATAATCAAAATCGCCGTCTTCGAAGATGGCTCTTACGTAGCAGTCCTTTTTGTGGATGTTGTTGACGACGTCATTGACACCGACGTCCTTCGTGGTTTTACCATAGACAGACCAGAGGAGTGCCTCTTGAAGACTAGTCTTCCCGGCTCCATTGCTGTCTGCCATATCGGATATTTCATTGATTCCGTTGATCAGGACCAGGCCGCGGTCGGCCAGGTCGACGAGGTTACCAGGACCAAACGACATAAAATAATCGATATACAGGGATCTGAGTTTCATATTGATATCGCTGCCTCCTTTTTACGTTTTTCCAGGATGTCTTTGACGTCCTCGCTGATGATCTTTGTCGGTGTAGGCGTGGGTGCGGCTTCACCCAGGTCGCCGAGGCGTTCTGTTGTGGAAAGGGTTTCGGTTGAGTTGATGTGCATCTTGGCAATCAAGTCCTTGGGTGTGAGTACGATCCGACTGTCGCGGTCTGTCGGGTGGGTGAGGATGATATTAACTGATGTCGGGGTGCGTTTTCCAGGCTCGGTACCGGTGACCTTGAAAAGCTCGCCGGGCCTGTAGGTGGTCTTCATGTGATATTTCTGTTCACCGGATGGGGTGGAATACCGGGTCGGCAGGCGGTGCGCACTTTTCACTTCCATGGTTGGATAATGGCCGAATTTCTCCTTGAACTGGGTGACGTAGGGCTCTTCGGTGATCCCCAGTTCACTGAATGTTTTGTATGTCGCTTTTAAGTAAGGTGGATCTGCATCGTCATCATCGAAATCCTCGTAATAGTCGTCCATGCCATCGTCATCCTCGAAGAGTGGGTCTTCTTCAATGAATTCGGGTTCTGGATGATCAGGTTCTTCGCCGCCGATAAAAATCCGGGGTCTTTTGGGGATATCCATGGATGCCTCCTAACTGAGATATGCCAGGCCGATTTTTTTCAGCCGATCGTGGTCAAGATCTGTTTTGCCCCATTCAGATTCGAGGTATTTGGTGATGATTTCCTCGTCCTTGGCACCGGGAGTGAGATCGATTCTGGCGGTTTTCTTTTCGGGTACGACTTCGATGCGGTATTCGGCGACACCGTGTCGTTCAAGTAGGGTTTTGACACGGGTGCCTTCGGCCTTTGATTTGACCTTTACTGATACAAAGTCACCAGTGATCTTTTCAGGGACGATGGTTTTCTCGCCTTCGAAATAATGGAATTCAGGGGATTCGATGGGGATGAATTCGAAGTCCAGAGTTTCGGTGTTTACGATGATGTATCCTTTCTTGTCGCCGCGTTCGTCGGCCCTGAGCTGGATGGGCGAACCGATGGAGACCACTTTCTTGGTCCGGCCGTGTTTGTCGGTCGGTCCCAGAATGACGTCGTGGACGTGATGGTGGCCAAGCAGGACCAAGTCGAAATGTTTCATCAGTTCTTTTCCGGAAAAATCACCACCCCGGTCGAGGTGTTTTTTCATCAGCTCATGGGTGTAAAGGTGGCCAAGCAAAATCGCCGTGTACGGTTTAGCGTTTTCAACTTCCTCGATGGCTCGCTTTAGCATGCCTCGAAACTTGTCCTCGCTGAACCGACCATGCTCCATCGGGTAGGGGATGATGGCAAACATAATACCTTCGCCCCAATGGGCAAAACTGACTGATGCGCCATGCGGAATGAAAATGCCAGGCAGGTATGAGAGGGATTCCAGGGCGTGCCGGGAACCGTCATGCGTGGCCATGTCGTGATTACCGATGTTGATGATGTCGAATTGATCGGGATTGGCTACCTTCGACCGCCGGTGCAGGATGCCGGAAAATTCGTTGAAGGCGATTACATGGGCGGAATTTTTAACCTGAAACGTGTCACCTCCTGATACGACTGGGCAACCGATCTCCTCAGCGGCATCATAAATGGTTTTAACTGCCCGGCCGATGTCGACCAGGCGACTATTCATGCCATCGGGCAGGATCTTCGAATAGCTTTGGTGAGGATGATTATGCGGATCGCTGTATGCGATGAATTTCATTTCTGGATCTCCTTGATGACCCCAGCCGGAGCCGGGGTGTTAGGGTTAGGCGGCTGCCTGGTCGTTGTATTGGTCTTGGACTTCAGCGGCGATGTCTCGTTGGAGCTTGTCGTTCTCGTTATTGAGGAACTTATCATTCGGCCGCAGCAGCTTCAGATACCTCAGCACCAGGACCATCCATCTTAGCTTTAATGTGATTGAGTTTTTCATTGACGATCTCCCTTGCCATGGTTCTGAGCTTGTCTGCCATCGCCGGATCGGCTGAGGCCATATTGTAAAGCTCTTTTTGCCTGCGGTTCTTGCCATCCCAGAGGTAATATCCGGCGGCAGTCCCGAGCAGGTCGCTGTTGGATTTGATGAAACCGATCGACTCCCAGAGGGTGTCGACGCCCCGATCGAACCAAGTAACGTACTCGATCCGGCCGAAGGGTTTTCCGACTTTGTTTTTAGAGACATAGATTTTGGTGATGATTCCTTCGGCATCCTCCCCTTTTGATCCTTCGGGAAAGGGTTTGCCTCGGGTCATTTCCAAAGTAATGGCACTGTGAAAATCGATTGGGTTCTGGCCAATGTAGGTATTTGGATTGCCGAACATGACGCCGATTTTCTGCTTAAGCTGGTTGACCAATAGCAGAATGCAGTTCATGTCGTGGACAACGGGCATGAGCTTGCGGAACGCTTGGGAGAGAATTCGGGCATGAGCGCCCATGCCGGCCTTGCCAACATCGTTTTCGATCTCCTGGGCTACGGATGAACCGGCGACCGAGTCGAGGACAATACCAATCAATGCTTTCTTGTCTTTGGCTCGCAGCACCTTGATGACGCTTTCCATGATGTCGAAGGCGCCTTTGACTTTGATCTCTTTACCGGTGTCGATGTCGACGTCCTCGTAAGTGTCGAGGGATTCGGGTTGGCAGCCCAGGTAGCGGGCCATGTCGAGGCCTTGCTTTTCGCAACGGGTCTTGAGGTTGGATCGTTCGACGTCTAAACCAAGGGCAATGCCGTCATGTCTCTGGATCTGAGCCATGCAATGCACGCTCAGGGTGGATTTGCCGACGCTTTTGGCGCCGATCAGGGTCACCAGCCTGCCGACTGGAAGCCCGCCACCCAAGGCGAGATCGAGTTGCGGAATACCAGTGGGTATCCACCATTCGACGTCCTTCAATATGGTCAGATCATTTTTGAGAACGCCTTTGACGTCAGCGACGAGGGCGTCCAGATCCAATACTGGAGTCGATACGTCTTTTTTAACAGGTGTCCGTCCCATAGTCCTCCTATGAAAGTTCTTTAAAAGGTTTTATCCAGTTTGCGAAATCAACAAAGATCGCGGCAATCTGCATTTCCACAGCCATTTGGCGGACGGCGCCCCAGTTGGGTTCCTGCCGTTCGATTTTGGCAGTGGAGAAGTCAGCCAGCGGGGTATGCAGGTTGATGAGCGCCTTGCTGAGCTGGAAAGTCTCCCAGCCATCGATAATCTTTTGCTGGGTTTTGTTTGGATTGAGGCTTCCGCCGTCGACCAAGTGACGCCATTTATCGACGCTGTCGAATGCGGTGAGCAGCTTCAGGGCTGTTGCCGGGCCAATTCCTTTAATCCCAGGGACATCGTCGCTGGTATCGCCTTGCAGGGCTTTGTATTCAAGAAACTGATCCGGACGCAGACCGTCGTAGATCTTCGAGAAATTGTCGAAGGTGATGTGGCGGCCTGCTTTCTTGTTCATGGTTGAATAAATGCTGACCTTCGGGGTCACTAGTTGATGAAAGTCCGAATCAGAGGAAATGATGACGGCATCTTCGCCCATTTGATTGGCTTTCTTGGCCATGAGGGCGATCATGTCGTCACCTTCGATTCCTGGGCCTCCCAATTGATACAGTCCAAGATCGGCGACGGCTTGTTTGATGAAAGGGATCTGCGCCAACACTTCTTCGAGGTTCATTTTCTGTTCGGGTGTTTTCTTTTCGACGGCGCGCCCCTCTTTGTAAGTGGGAAGTCTGGCCAGCCGTTTTTTGGATTTACCACCATCCCAGGCGATGAATACTTTGTTGGCTTCAAACAAACCGATGTATGACCGGACGGATTTCAAAAAGTTCGATATGCCCTGGGTCGGAAAACCGTCGCTTCTGGATAAGGCGCCGACAGAATTCGAAACAAAGGCCAGATTGTTTCCGTCAATCAATAAAATCATAGGAACTCCCTTAAATCCGGGACGGACCTAACATCCGTCCCGGATGGATGGAGGTTATCTGTTAATCGCTGCTTCCATTTCTGCCATCAGGTCTGCGGCGGAAACCGCCGGGTCTGCGGCGGGAGCCGGGGCTGCGGGAGCCGGGGTTGCAGCGGGAGCCGGGGTTGCGGCGGCGGCTGCGGCGGCTTTGCGAGCAGCTCGCTTGGTTTCTACCATTTTGGTTTCGCAGTCATCTTGTTCGACACAGTCAAGGCAGGTGGCATTGTTTTCGTTGAAGTTTCCAAAACAGGCCGGGATACCAGTTACCGGCGGGGGCGTCACGGCGGCTTTTGCGGCGGCTTCGGCTTCCAGGGCAGCAGCAGCTTGTTCCTCTAAAGTCATCGAGGTAGGAGTTACAGAAGTTGGAGCCGGGGTTACCGGGGGCGTCACGGCGGCCGGAGCTACCGAAGCTGTTGGAATAATCACTTCCGGGGTAACGGGTGCTGCTACGGCTTCGACGGCCGGAGGTGGCACATAGGCGCTGCCAACCTTAACCATGTCGACGTCGGATGGGGGTGCCGGCAGGGCGGTTGCACCCGGAGCAGGCAGCGGTTCTTTTCCTTCCCAGACCAGCTTCAGGTTCTCATAGGATTCGTTGCGAACCATCATGTCCAGGTTGGGGAGATCCTCTGTGGTGATCGGGATCGGAACCGGGGAGGGTGCCAACTTGGCCCGAACACTGTAACGGGTGGAAAGACCCTTGCCCGTCTTGTCGATGATGATATCGCGGCCATTTTCAAGATGAGTGATATCGCCATAACCGACTTCGGTATCGACCATGATGTTCCAGACTTCCAACAGAACCGTTTTCGGGAATTCGGCTACCTGGATTCCAGTATCAAGATCGTTTATGTCGATGACATTGACGTAGAAGCGAGGACCGGCGCCGACCTTGCGGAGCCATTCTTTCGTGGTTTCATCAGGTTTGCTTTTCCACATCACATCGATGTTGTCGCAGATGGGGCAGGGTTTATCGAAGCAGACTTTCGGGCAATAAACCATGGTTTTGCCTTCCGGTCCCAGGTTCCAATGTTTGGCGAAAATCCGGGAAAAATCATCAGCGCCTACCCACGGCGGAAGGATCCGCAGGATGTTGCGACCATCTTTCCATTCGTAATAGTTGGTGCTACGGCGGGCGGCTTCTTCTTTGGCTTTTGCGGCGTTTTCACGGATTTTGTCGAGGTTAAGTGCCATAGGTTGTTTCTCCTTTAAAATGATAGGTGTAATTAATTACTTCGTCAAAAGGGTATAGAAATAGTGTTGTTAAGCTGCTTTGGTGTCCAAAACTCCTTTGGCTTTTTCGCGCAAGCTCATTCCGATCTGATCTACCTCCTGTCGTTTGGCTGATCCAAGTTGGATCAGCATGTCGCGGCGTTGGGCAAAGGCTTCTTTTGCACCTCTGGCAATATCGGCGTCCCGATTGGCATCGATCAATTGCTGTTGGGCGGCTTGATATTCGGGTGAGAGGATAACCTCTGACTGGATCATTTTCTCCGTAGGCTTGGTGCCCTCAGCCAGCAGGCGTTCCCGGATTTTTTTGGTCATTTCCGCGTCGACCACTTCCAGGCGGAGTTTCGCGGTCATCGCTTTGCCTTTGGCATAGGCTTCGGCGTTGGCGTAGCTGGCATATTTGGATGCCTGGGATTTGAATTCGGTATTTAAGTCTCCTTCATTGATCTCAACGTCGTCGGCGAATGAGGGTTCGCCTATCTTCAGCTTACCAATCCCCGCTGCTGCGGCTTCGACCGGTGAAGGGGTCGGAGTGGGGGCAGGAGAGCTTTCAGGGGCTACGGCCGGGGTTGAGGGTGTGGCTGCCTCTTCCGGGGCCTTGGTGATGGGCTTACGGACTGCCGGGGTGAGATCCGCTATGGTGGATGAAGCCGGTGCAGCAGGAGCGGTAGATGCCGGTGCAGCTCCGCCATCCAATTCCATGCGGCACATCTTCTCGACGATCAGTTCCTGAAGCGCGTCGGCAGTGGTGTCTTTTTCGTAGGGGATTCCAAGTTCTTTTGCCTGTTTTCTGAGTTCTCTTAATGTTGCCATAGATAGTGTTTTCCTAATGGATGGTTGAATGTCAAAGATACTCTTTCAATTTCCGAATAGACTGCCTGAACATTTCCTCCTTTTCACCTGATTCGTCATACGCCATCATGCCCGGGGTGATGGAAAAAACGACCATGGCCCGGTATTTAGCGTGCCAAATGGATGTTGCGTTTAGTTTCATGATGCCTGTGCTTTTTCCGGTGAAAGCGGCCACCCCGGCATTGCCGAAAGCCAGAACGACGTTCGGTGAACACGCGGCAAATAATTTGGGCAGCCATAAATTAGGGCAGGTGCAGGCATCGGTGATTTCGCGTGATAGTCGACCTGTGGGTGGCCGGCAGGCGAAGGCATGGGCCATGAAGATCTTGCCGGGGGTGAGTCCGGCTTCGGCTTTCAGGATCTCCCACATCTTTGTATAGGTTTTCCCGGTGAATGGCGTCCCTTTGGTTTCCTCGGCCATGTTGGGGAATTGACCGATTATCAGAACCTTGCTTCTCGATGACCATTTCCAGGGCACCGGAGCGTTTTCTTTGGTGCCAAGGTCGCAAGCCTTGCAGGTGATGAATTCGCCGGTCACCATGTCGAGAATGTCGTCGTGGATCTCCATGTCGGCCGTGATCGAAATCGTTGAGCTGGAAAATACACCCGGAGCATACTCTGCTTTTTGGCTGTATTTTTCCGGGTCGTCAAAGTCCGGATAACCGGCCAGCGGAGCTGGTGGGTCACCGGCTACCAATGCAGGGTAATTGTCGACAATCCATTTGGTGTTTGGGATGAGGGTTTCGAATCCGCCAGAATAGGCAATGGCCTCGACAACCCGTTTATTTACAGCCCTCCTTTCTGTGCAAGCCATGAAGTCCTCAAAAGTTTCGAAATAACCTAACGAGCGGGCGGCTACGATCTTCTGCCCGGCAATTTTACCGACGCCTTTGACCGAGGCAAATCCGGCAATAACCCGGTCGCCAACAGCGGTCCAGTTACTATCGGATAGATTGATATTCGGGCCTTCGATCTTGATTCCGAGGCGATGGGCTTCCTTGATATACATTTCCGTGGTCTCTGACTCATCGACAACTGAGCGGAGCAGAGAAGTTATGAATTCAACGGGGTAATAAAATTTCGCCCAGGCAGTCAGATATCCGATGTACGAATAGCAAGCGGCGTGCGCGCGGTTGAACCCGTAACGACCGAATTTGACGATATTGTCATAAATGACATTGGCGACGGCCTCAGTCATGCCAACTGTCTTGGCACAGCCTTCAATGAAGGTGATGCGCTTTTCTTCAAGCAGGGCGGCGCCCTTCGACTTGCTGATGATTTTCCGCATTTGGTCGGCTTCCGGCCAGGTGAATCCGGCCAGATCGACAAATTGACGCATAACCTGTTCTTGGAATATGGGGAGCCCTAAGGTCTCCTCTGTGATGGAAGATTCAGCCGGGTGCAGGTAGCTGATGGCTTCCAGTTTGTGATAACGGTTGACGTAGCTGTCCACCATGCCGGAATCTAATGGCCCAGGACGATACAGGGTGTTGCTGTGAACGAGCGTTTCAAAAGACTGGATCGGAGCGAGTTTTTGGCATAGCCCGGTAATGCCGGACGATTCAAACTGGAAAAAACCTGCGGTGTGTCCATCGGAAAACTGTTTCAAAACGTCGGGGTCATTGGGTTGGATTGAAAAATAATCAATCGTGACGCCTGTGCGTTCCTTGACCAACGTGGCGGTATCGCCCAATACAGAAAGGTTGCTTAAGCCGAGAAAGTCAAATTTGAGCAATCCGAAATGTTCGACTTCGTCCATGTGCCAATTGACGGTCACAGCGGATTTGCGTTTTTCCAAAACACCTCGGGTGCTGAATCCATCTTGAGACAGGATGACGCCACCGGCATGTACGCCTTTGGAGCGGAGCTGGCCATCGAGACGTTTTGCATGTTTAATGAGGATTGGATTCGCGGTGGCAAATTCTGCGAGTTCTCCGCCACTAAAGTTATCCTCCACGGACAGATCCTTATCCATCTTTTTCGAGATTTCATTGACCTGGGCGATGGGAATGGAAAAGACACGAGCAACATCCCTGAATGCTGATTTGCCGTGCATGAATGAAGAGGTGCTGATCTGACAGACATTTTCGGCGCCGTAGGTTTTCTTGACGTATCTGATAATCTGGTCTCGGTCGGCGCCGGCAAAGTCGAAGTCGATGTCAGGCATATCGATGCGGTCTTCACGGAGGAACCGTTCAAAATACAGTTCGTGTACGATGGGGTCCAAGGCGGTGATTCCGAGCAAGTAAGCGATCAGGGAACCTCCAGCAGAACCACGACCGAATCCGCAAAGGATCGATTTTGACTTGGCATAATCGATGACGTCCCAGCCGAGCAGGAAATACCGGATCGCGCCAATCTTCGATACAACGCCCAGCTCGTGTTTGAGGCGTTTAACGTAGACCGTTTCATCCAGGCCGCGGCCGGCGATCTTTGCCTTCCAACCATCCATGCAGAGCTGCATCAGAAATGCGGCCTCATTTTCGACCTTGTGGCGTTTAAGAGATGGGAGGGCAAAGTCGAGTTTCGGGATCTCCAGCCCCGAGCATTTGTCGACGATCTCCTGCGTTGAAACGAAGGATTTATGCAGGAATTCGACGCTGAAGTATCCGGCTTCAATCCATGGTTTGAAGGAATAAATCATTTCCTGGGGGGTTTTCAGATACAGGCCTGCCATGCCGCCGTCGATGAAGCTGAACCGGCCTTTCTCATTGATCTTGGAATTAGTCTGGATGGCCAACAGGACGTCGTGGGTGAGGGTATCCTCTTCATTGGGATAGTGGGCGTCGTTCGCAGCCACGGGTTTGATCCCGAGCATCTCATGGAGAGCGACGACTCGCTTATTGGCTTCGAACTGGCCATCGATCCAATGGGGATGAATTTCCAGATAAAAGTCATCGCCGTAAACCGTCTGCATTTTGGCGATGATGTCGGCATAGTTTGGATGGGCGGTCAGACCCATGAGGCAGGCTGATGTGATTACGCAGTCCTTGAAATCGAAGATCTGATCGATTGATAGCAGTGGGCGGTAATACATCTGTTGATTCGCCAGTGTGAGCTGCCGGAAAATGGATTGAAGACCATTCCAGTTTTTGGCCAGTACCAGAAGGTGGTAGCGGATCATCCGTTCGCCTTTGGCTGGCCGGCAAGCGGGATCGTCAGTGATATAAAATTCGCAACCGACGATGGGGATGATACCGGCTGCCTTAGCTGCTTTGTAAAATTCCAGTGCGGCGCTGCATGAACCGTGATCAGTGAGCGCCAGCGCTTTGAAGTTTTTCTTGGCAGCAGCTTCGACCCAGGCATCGGGATTACCCAACCCATCGAGCAGGCTGTGGCTGCAGTGACAGTGCAGGTGTGTAAACATTCTGTCTCCTTGTAGAACGAAAAAAATTTCAGTCAAAACGCAAGAAAGCGATGCAGGGCGGGTAAGCGCCCTGCATCGTTAAGGGTTATTGTCAGGCGGTGGCAGCCGCAGCACGTTCGATGATTTCAATCTGATGGGGAAGGAAATCGGCATTCTGCTTAGTTGCGGGCTGGGTACCGCGGAAACATTCGTATTTCTCGGAGTAACAGGAAATGACGAAGTTTTGTCCGTTGTATTTGCTCCGGGGGTTGACGATCTTGACCGTGTCACCGGCGTTGATGACCAGGTCGGCTTCTTTGGCCTTGTCGATGAGGATGAACTTGCCGTCATCCTGTTTCTTGAACATGGCAACCTTCAGCGCCGTGCATTGCCGAGTGGTTCCGGCGGGCTTGGAGTCGGCTGCAGCCGGATCGGCAGCTTTGGCATCGGCTTTTTTAGGAGCGGCCTTTTTCGCAGCAGCTTTTTTGGCTTTGGTTTTCTGGGCTTTCGTCTCGTCGACTGTGGATTTGGCTGATGGCCCATCCTTTTCGACATTGGCGGCCAGTGTTGCGATATCGCCGGTCGCTTCGGGAGCGGCTTTGACTTCAGCTTCGGCTGCTTTGGTTGCAGCTTCGTTTTCCAATTCGGCAACTGCCTGATCTTCCAGTGTTGCCGGAGCGGCATCGACGACTTCGGGTTCAACTGCCGGGGTTGCAGGTTTGGATGCGGATTCAATCAGTTTTTGCAAGCCGGCTTCGTCTTTGGCCAGGAATAGCTGATCGGCTTCCTTATCGAAACCGGCGGCGCGGGCCTGGTCGCGTAAAGCAGCCAAGGTGTCCGTTTCTGGAGCGGATGCCGGAGCGACTTCCATCGCCGGAGTAGGATTCATGGCGTTTTTGCACTGTTCGTTGGCAGCACATTTTCCGCAGTCAGTGTCGGCCGAATCAAAAAGTTTTCCAAAACAAGGTGGGGTAGCGGTTTTCGTGGTCATTTTGATCTCCTTTTAGGATGAATGAATGTTGATTTCAGTCAGATATAAATCTCAAAAATCTGTAAAAAGAATGATGGGTATCAAGTCAGTTGCTTGTAGAGGTTCGCCATCAATGTTTCAGGAAAATTCTTCAAATTGTTCACGAGCATATAATTTGAGTAGTAGTGTTTCGGGGCATCGGTTAGCATTCCGAAACCGACCAGGGTCAGGCCGGGGATACGTTCCAGATCTTTGACGACCTTTTTCAAATGGCTATGCAGCGATCTGTATTTGCAGCATCCGGCTGCCGGTTGACCGTCCGAAAGCACAAAGAGAATTTTTTTGCGTTCAGAGCGTTGCAGTAGGCGGTTTGCAGCAAACAGGACGCTTTCCCCGTCATAATTTTCTCGATGGGCGTGTAATCCGCAGATGCGTTCTTTCTGATCCCGACCATAACGTTCGTCGAATTTTTTGAAATAATACATATTCAAGCTGCCCCAACGGTCGAAGATCTTTGTTTCTTTGGATGGGATTTTGGATGATTTATGGTCGCCGCTGAATCCCAGGATCTCGAAGGGGATGCTGATCTTGGTCAGGGTCTCAGCCAGTAGGACCGCAGTTTGCCGGGTGATCCCCACTTTCGAACCCATTGAGCCGGAAAGGTCGATCAGGATGGAAACCGCAGTTGACATCTTAATGCCTTCCTTCCGGGTCCGGTAGACGGATTCGGAGGTTTTCGCGACAACTTGGTGTAATTGGCTTGGGTTGAGAATGCCCTTGCGCTTGTTGCCGTCCCAGCGACTCCGTTTTTGGGAAAGCAGGATGCGGGACAACCGGCCGCGCAAAGTGGTGACAATGCCGTTCAGGGCTTCGGCAATGGCATTATAGGTTTCGATCTTGCCGGTTGGATGAGATTCAAAACTATCCTTTTCGGTTGAATACGGCCGGTAACCATCGGCCTTTTTCGCTGCGTCGGAAATGTCACTGCCAATGGAGGGAATAAAACGTTCTGTATCGGAATCCAGGGATTTCCGGATGCGTTCCTTCAGAGCAGCCAATTCCTCTTCAGTCGGGTCAGTTTCGGGCTCATCTTCATCAATCACTTTCTTGTCGTCTTCTTTGTCTGAATCGGTCGCGTCGTCATCTGCTTCGTCGTCATCTGATTTTTCATGGGCAGATGGGGCGGTTGCCTCAGGTTCGGTTTCCTTTTCCTCTTTGGATGGATCTGACTTGGTTGGAGAACCTTCGTCATCGTCCTCGTCATCATCATCTCCGCCGCTGGGTAATGGATCGTATCCGTCCTCTGATTCAATACTAATGGTGTGTCTATCACCTTCAATGTGATCTTCTCCAGTAACGCCGCCACCATCATCACCGATGGTGTGGCCACCGTCGGCGGAAACGCTGACAGAAGAGGAGCTTTTGTCTTTCTCTTTCTTGCCCTTTGGCGGATCAGGAATAGCGAATGTCTCAATCTTTTTCAGGATGCGTTTGGCCAGTTCCAGGGAATCCTTGGTGCAGGTGATCTTTTTGGTGTCTTCGATTTCGGGACTCAGATGCTCCAATAAAGGCATGATGTCGGCTGCATACTCCTCGATAAAGGGATCAGACCAACCGATCTGGCAAATATAGATGAAAAAGACCATCGTGCGAAAAATGGGATCGGCGCCCCGGTCCAGGTCGCCTTTGTCGGCAATGATTTCATCCCATTGTTTTTTCAATTTCGTGGTGGTGAATTCACGAGATTTGTCAAAGTTGACACTACAGCCACGATAAACTTCAGCCATTTTCCGTTCGATGAAAACATCTTCGACTGCATTGGTTACAAATTTCAACGGAGTTCCGTCATCGTGACCTTCCTTGATCGATCGTTTAATGATGCTCCAATCGGAAAAGAGGATATGGGCGACTTCATGATCCAGGAATCCACGGATCATTTCGACAAGCTGGCCAGGGAGTTTGTCCGGCAGGGACGGGAGGACAATCAATTTCTTGGTTGCAAAGCACTCAGACCCGCGGAATAACACCCTGATATGGTAATTATCCGTTAGTGCCGATGCGATATTTTCTACGACTGAGCGTGCTATCATGCTTTTTTCTCCTTTGTTGGGGGCACCGCCAGGGGGGATAAACCCGCCCTTGGCGGTATGATGTTTATCCCCAAATGCGTTGGATCAGCTCCGAAATGGTTTTAGCGTCTTGAAAAGGCAGAATCGATGTGCAGGAATAGGTCATCGCTTTCTTGGCATCGCCCAGCAGGACGTAAAGTTCCGCCCAATTGATGAGATCGCGCAGAGAGTAGGGGACGTCGATGCGCCCAGCTTCATACTGTTCGCGGATCTTCCTGGCTGTTTCGGTCAGAAGGCCTTGTTCATCACCGGAAAGTGTGGGGAATTTCTTGTGTAGGATCGCTTTTTCATGCTCTGGTTTGAGGTAGTCTAGTTTGACACGGAGCTGGAAGCGGGAAACAAAGGCCAGATTCTGGATCTGCGTGCCCTGATAGTGCCCTTTGTCATCTCCCAACCCACAGGTATTTGATGTTGCGACAATGCGAAACATCGGATTGCTGACAACCTTCTGGCCGCCGGCTGCGGTGAGGATGATATTACCGAGACGCCCGTCATGGCGGCGTTCAAGTACCGGCTGGTACATCATGCCAATCTCGGGATTGATGGCATCCCATTCATCCATGATCAGAATCAGTGGGCGCTCCATGGAAAAAGGAAGCGGGCCATACTCGAATGTGGTTTCGCCTTCGCGGATTTGAACCTGGCCGACGATATCGTAGGAATACATGTCAGATTGATGGTTGATTCGCATGACCGGGTAATTGATCCGGGCGGCGATCTGTTCGATCAGGGTCGTTTTTCCCGACCCGGTCGGGCCGTGAACCATGGTCGGTTTGTTGAGGCGAATACCGAGCAGAATGATCTTTGTGGCCTCGTCTGGGAATTGGTATTCGGGATCAATTTCGGGAACGAGGGGGTGGCATTCCTTGAATCCCGTGATCGTGTCCATCATTCCCATGTCAATGCCGAAGTTTTCCTTCAGCGAATACTCTGTCGTGAGCATTTTATGGATGTCAATTTCGGCAGTGGCCTCTGTTTTCTGCTGTTGGGCGAGTTCTGTTAGTTTGCGATCGAACATAGGGCTGGTCAGCGGAGCGTCGGGATAGCGGTGTTGATACTCTTCAACCGTTACGGTGCAGCATTCTTCGCGTCCTCCGACAAAATGGGGTTTTAGGTTGTGCGAAAGATGCCCGCATACCTTGCATGTAACGCGGTGTTCCATTTGAGCTCTCCTTTTCATGAGATTTATGGGTACAGGTGAATTGATTGATATACGGAGACATAAATCTCAATTTTCTGTAAAAAGAATGTAACTAATTACTTTGAAGACCGGGCGCAACTAAATCGTTATCATTGCTTTTCTGACAACTTTTGATGCAGGCGATGCGGGTGATGATTTTTTCATATCGGTATATTTATATTTTCCGGCAACGTCGGATGTTTTGAGGGCTTCTTTCTTTGTAATTGCGGCTGGTGGAATCCAACCCGGTAGGCTCTGTGCAGAAGCAGAAAACCGGGAGAGTGCGACTTCAAGATCCTTTTCCATGTATTCTCGATCTTTTTTACTGAGGACAATTGAATCAGATCGGAATACATAACCTTTTTTGACTTTCTCTTTAAGTTTCGTGAGCAGCATGTTGAATGCATTGAAAACTGTTGTTGCTGCCTTATTGGTTTCTTGGCCGGTTGCTCCGATCCTGCCATAATGAGCATTGAAAACGTATGTTGTTCTCCCAATGGCTGTGGTTCTAATCACCTGACCATGCCAATATTTATTGGATGTACCTTCAGTACATTCAAGGTGAATATCGATAACTTTCATCATTACTTATCCTTTCTATTTGGGGAGATTTAGCATAGCGCCAACCTCCTCAATGGTGATACCTTGTGCGATAGCTTTTTTTAATTTGGAATATGCAGACATCGACAACATTGTCCAAAACGTGTCGGTGTTAAATATGAGGAAGATCTGCATTTCTTCTCCTACTTGCCTGGAGTAAAGATGGTCGAGCCCATTGGTTAAAATGCTCTCGACTTTGGGGTCTGTCATAATGGTATCGAAAAAATCTTCGATGTCACATCTTACTGTATTAACAGACAAATTTGGATACATATGAAGATCCTTTATAAAGGGGGGGGGAGGCTAGTTTGAGAATCAAAAGTCCAGAGATATTTAACAAGAACGAGTTACTTACAATGTAATTAGTTGCTTTGTTTATTGACACCAAAAATCCCCTTAAGTTTCGACTTTCACAGTCGGATTAAAGGGGATTCCTTTTATTTGGATTTTTTCTTCACGACTTCTATGAGTGGAAACAAATACGGCTCCATTTCCGGATAGACATCGCAAAGGGCATACAGTAGGAATTCGGTCGGATCGGCTTCAATTGCTTGTGCATACTCCAACCATTTCCCTTTGGCGAGAGGGAAAACGGAGCGACCAGACTCGATCATACCAATGAAATTGCCATAATTGTAACCAATCTGTTTTGCAAAGTCGAGCTGAGTCAGTTCGTTGCGATCCCGATACTTCCGGATCATTTTACCAATTCTATTCTTTGATGTGGCTTCTTTTGGCATGTTGCCTCCATTTGTTATTAGGCGCTCGACTAACACAGTAATTAATTGGTTGTCAAGTACCAAATTACTTCAATTGCCTTGCAGTTTCAATGATCTCTTCTCTAAGCAGATCTGATATGGAAGAGATAGGCGTCCGAACAGGCGTGCGTGTAATAGGATTAGGATTTTTTATCTTATTATCGGTAACTTGTTCAATGGTTGATATTGCCTGATTTTTTGGCAGCCGATTATCAATGACCGGGGTTCGGATGATTTTCAGGGGCTGCGTGAGCACCTCCAAATTATCATTAACTGCGGTAATGGTGGAAATTCGCATCGGAGATTGAGACCATAAATTTTCACCAAAGTTTTTGACGATTTTCTTAAATAGGCAATTGGATGTAGAACACCGCCGTTTCTTACATACCTCCCAGAGCATTGCCTGTTCGAGCCTGGTGCAATAAAGGATCAACTTGTTTTGAATCATTTTCACCTTCCTTTCCTGTTAGATGTCGATGGCGGCTTCGAGTGAATGTTCGACAATAAAGTCTGCGCGGGGTTGAACCTGATCACCCATCAGAATTTGAAACATTCTGTCGCAATCTGCATCGTCGATGGACACCTGGGTCAAGATGCGATTGGCTGGGTCCATGGTTGTTTTCCAAAGGATTTCGGGTGGCATTTCTCCCAGTCCTTTAAACCGTGAGACAACCGGGTTGAATGATGAGGTTTTGTATTTGGCCATGACTTCGGCGAGTTGTTCATCGTCATAGACCCAGGTAGTGGCTTTACCGGCTTTGACCCGATACAACGGAGCCTGGGCAACGTATAAATTTCCATTGAGGATGACTTCCGGCAGGTGGCGGAAAAATAGGGTTAACAATAACGTCCGAATGTGGCTGTTGTGGACGAAAACGCCCGAGCTTTCGCCGGCGCACACGAGGAAATTGTGATACTTTTCAACAGTTAGGTCATAAACTGGTATTGGTTCTGGCAGATCGACCAGTCGGATCGAAGCAACTTTATGATTATAATCCTTATTTTCCTCTTGATTCCGATCATAAGTCTCCTTAACGTTCAAACGCCATGACATCCGCATCAACAATGTGCCTACCCCCAGCTCATCGACGCGGGTGTACTCACCTGTCAAAAGCATAAACGGATGATTTCCAGTTGCTCTAATCACGCTCCCGTCATCAAGTTCGACTTCGTATATTTTGGAAACATGGCGGGTAATTCTTGCTGAATGAGCAACGGCGGGGATGTGGCGTCCTGACCCGTCATCGGCCCATACCCAGAACCGAGTCGATTCATTTGGGTAAAGGATGGCAAGCTCTTCCATTGTCCGGTAAGTACCATGGAGCAATTTGACTTTGGTTTCGCCGGCCAAACAGCCGTCTACATCAGCGTCCGTCATGATGATGACTTTGTGGTACCGCAGGCGCTTCAGATCCACAGAGGCGGTTCCGATCCCAATCCCTAATGCGGCGATGATCGTTTGAATCTCCTGGTTTTTAAGGATGGTTTTCATGGATGCTTTTTCGCAGTTGAGTATCTTGCCTTTGAGCGGCAAAATTGCTTGATATCGACGGTCTCGGGCCTGTTTGGCAGAGCCTCCGGCCGAATCGCCTTCCACGAGAAATATTTCGCGTTCGGCTGGATTGGAACTTTGACAGTCGGTGAGTTTTCCGGGGAGCATGTCGGTGGCCAGATTGGCTGCTTTGCGGGCATTGTCGCGTGCCCGTTGGGCTGCCAGGCGGGCCTTGGTCGCGTTGATGATTCGGTCAGCGATGCTTTTTAGGTCGTCTTTTTTGGCGTCTTCGAAATATTCGTTGAGCTTCTGATAGACGAGCTGCATGGTGACCGTCTGTGCGGCGGATGTGCCCAGTTTGGCTTTGGTCTGCCCTTCGAACTGGGGTTGAGGAACCCGAACACTGACGACGGCGACCAGACCTTCCCTGATATCATCGGCGCTGGGTTGTTCCAGGCTTTTGGGGACATAATTGGCCAAGAATTTGGTTGCGGCGCGAGTGAGCCCGGTCTTGAAGCCGGTCAGGTGCGTCCCGCCTTCAATGGTGTTGATGTTGTTGCAGAACGAGCGGATCTCCTCTTTGGCGCTTTTCGTCCACCGGAGGGCGACGAAACAGTGGATGCCACCATCGGAGCCGGTAACCTGGATGGCTTTCGGCTGGAGGTCTTTGTCCGGGCTGATGTCGTCGACGTAGTCGAGCAGCCCGTTCTTGCTTTTGAAAAGTTGTTTCTGGCCTTTAGGTTCAATAAATTCGATGGCCAGGCCGGGGTTGAGGTAAGACAGTTCCTTGAGGCGGGTGGCAATGATCTTGTCATCGAATTGGGTCGTCTCAAAGATTGTCGGATCAGGCCAGAACTGAACCTTGGTACCAGTCGCTTTGGCATCGCCGGTGAGCGTATTCGACATGGGGGCTACCGGGATACCTCGCTGATATGTCTGGGTATAAACGATACCTTTTCGGAACACCCAGGCATCGAGCTTCTCGGAGAGTGCATTTACGCAGGAAATGCCTACGCCGTGCAACCCGCCGGATGCACCGTAGGCTTTCTCGTCGAATTTACCGCCGGCATGGAGTTTGGTCATAACGACCTGGAGCGCCGGGACACCTTCGGTCGGATGGATATCCACCGGGATGCCACGACCGTTGTCTTCGACCGATATGCTGCCGTCGTCGTGATGGGTGACTATAACTTTGGTGCAGTGTCCGGCCATGGCTTCGTCAATGGAATTATCGACGGCCTCCCAAACAAGGTGATGCAGGCCGGTACTGCTGGTTGATCCGATGTACATCCCCGGTCTCTCCCTCACCGGTTCGAGTCCTTCAAGGATTTTGATTGATTCCGCGCCATAAGTGGTCATTTGGTCTCCTTTACAGTTTCTCGATGATCTCTTTGATGACTTGGCCGTGGCAGGGGAGGGGATGGCAGTTGCAGACGAGGTGAACGTCTTTGCCGTCCAGATACGCTTTGTGGATTCGCATCATCTCCCTGTCGATCGGGGTCAGGTGGGGATCGCGGGGGTTCTTGCAAAATTCCGCGTTCAGCCATTCTCGATACTTTTTGATGACGGTCTCTCTGTCACCGTCCCGGCCGATAATGAAGGGGTTGCCAAGTAAATGGGGTCGATCGATAGCGATCCGAATGGTATTGGAGCTTCGGGGTGGCAGATCTTTCCGGTTGACGATTCGGATGGTTCCAGGGTTTGGATATTCGATCTCATTGTTGTACGGGTCGACAAAAACTTGTCGAGCGTAGGGATTATGCACAATAGCCTCCTTTTTAGGTGTGATAAGCTCGGCGGCAGCCGATCGAGCAAAAGGTTTCCTGATCGAAATGGGGTTGCGTGGTGAGACCATCGTTCAGTGAGCCGTAGCGGAACCGGCCAGGGCGACCACACCAGGCGCAAGATTTTCTTTCATCTTTGAGAATGGTTTGACGAATGGTATCGAACCGACCAAACGGGTCCCGGCTGATGGTTACATAGTCAGGCATGGGTCCTCCTAAATGTTGAATTGTCTTTCGAAAATACGGATCGCCGTTTCCACGGCCAGAAGGCCGCCGGCTGTTTGCATGTTAAAAATGGGGATTTTGGCGACTTCGGAGGCGATGCTGATCGCTGTTCCAGTGCCGCCAGTGCTGGTTTTCCGGGTGCTGTGTCTGGTGCATCCATCCGGGGTCCAACAGATCAAAAACTTGGATGGAGTGTTCAGACCCTTACCGAGGACCTGGAATGCGTTACGGCCATGCAGTCGGCGGGAATACCATTTCATGTAATGCCATGCGGGATGGTATTGCGCGGCCAGTTCCAGGGCTTCCGGGGTTGCATCTTCGGGGCGATAAATCTCCTTGAGATCACCGGCTCCAGCTTCAAAAGCCTGGTCCGCCCCGATGGCTCCACCGGATCTGAGGATCAATCCGTTCCGTGCGGCGAACATAGCGAACCGGGTCATCAAAGTGAGGATTTCCGGCGGCGTTTTGCGGCTTCCGACGCCTGTGTAAAATTGCATAAGAGCCTCTTTTTCAGTTGTCGCCAGGTATGCCTGGGCATATCCATCTGGACCCGCACCATGTCATGGGGTTGATTGACGAGCGGGTTCGATCGATGTGGAATGGATTTATTAAGGGTGATTCCGCCATCGATGGCCAGGTGCTTCTTGATGATTTCGATGGCTTTGCCTTCCTCGGGAAACGGGCCTCGAAACCACATGATTTCCATAAGGTCTTTGAGCAGCCGTTCGGCTGTTTCGTCTAAGGGATCCATTTTACTCTCCAAGTAATTAATTACGTTGATGTGGGATTAAAATTTTTCTTTCAAAGATGTTTTTATCTCCTTCTTTATAGTGATTTTCCATAAAATTTTTCCTATAATAA